TCAAAAAATTTGTTCGTTATACCGTAAACTCGAACTCCAAGGATCTGGTGCTCCAGGTTCTTCAAACCACCAGCCTTCTTTCCACTGTAATTTCATAAATTCTTTTTTAGAAAAATTCTCTGTATCGTCGAATTCATATGCTCGATGCACTTCAACATCAATAAAATAATCACTTTCATTAGCTATATCAGTTGAATGCGCAACTCTTCTAGCTTCTTTCGTATTTTTTGCATAAATTACTTCATTTCCAATTTCAGGCTCTTCTTTATTGCCTACAACATAAGCTTTCATTCCGACGCCTCTTTTATCCAATCGTTAATTTCATTTTGGCTCATGTTTAAAGTGCTGACTTCTTTTAGCACTTCCTCAAAGTCTTTCCCATATCTATTCATCCAGTCTTCTAATGTCTGCCCTTTAAAGTCTACTTGGTCTGTATCGTCGAGATATTCAAAACATTCGCGTTTGCTCATATTCCAATGTGTCGGTGCTTCTACTACGGTGCTGATTCTCGCGTATAATCCATTGCGTTGCTTCGTAATCATAATCAACATCATCCTTTTCTTTCTCTCTGAATTTTCGTATAGCTTCTTGTTCTATTTTGTTAGGTACTATGCTTCCATGTTTCTTTTGCTCGTGCTTTTCTATCTCTCTTTGCTTCTTGTAGTCCCTGAACTGCGCCCGCATACTTTTATTTATTTTGCTCATTCCGAAACCTCTTCCACATCAAACTCTAGCCAACTAAGCAACTGTTCTTGTGCAATCTTTTTAAATTCAACCGGACGTGTATTGTCAGGCACTTCTAAAAACAATACTTCTTCTTTTGGTAAAGTAAATTCTGGATTCGATATTTTTAATTTCATTTCAACGCACGCCTTTCTTTTCTTCTTCCAAGTACTCATCCAGTGCATAGTCAATAAACCGACGGGCATTTTGTAAGTAAACAATATTTACAGAGGTAGACTTATCTGCATGCAACACGTGCTTACACTCATCAATCGCACTTAACAAAAAGCTTTTCTTAGATATTTTCATCCCTCAACCTCCCTCAAAAACGCTTGTAGGGCTGGGATGAAGTCGGCATCGTCCACCAAGCCATAGTCAAGGTATACAAAATCCATTAGTGTAACGTTCACCTTGCGAGTACTTTCTTTTTTTAATTGCCTATATAAACTAAACAAACAATTATATACGTCTTTCTGCTTTTCGTTCATGCCGTCAGTAGTCTTTACCACTGTGCCTCCGATAACACTTGCATCATGGTCAGCATCCTCTTTAACTTTGAACAACTTAATATTTTTGTCATTTTCAACTATAGTAGTTTCACAATAGTATTTTCCAAATCCTTCTTCTTTTAAACAAGTTAAGTAATTCTCCCCGCATTTAACTATCCACATATCGTCACTCCTTAACTTTTACAGTAAAATCAGCTTGCTTGCGTCCATATAACTCACAGCCAACAATATAATCTCTGATAAGCTCGACCATATAATCGCCATTGCCTGATCCATAGATTTGTCCGTCTAAGTACAAATGATATAATTTTGTCATGCCGTCACTCCTCCGCTCATTGCATTAGTTCATCCTCGTCTATATACCATTCAGAGTAAGTGCCATATTTGTATCCGTAAGCTTCGGCCATAGCCTCATACTCTGAAGCATGAACAGACATAATTTTTCTTTCTTCACTATCTAAATCCACAAGGATACTGACAATAAATACTCTCATATCACTCACTCCATTCCTCGACTGTGCCATCAATCAACGTTGCCACTGCTTTGGCTTTGTTTTTGTCTTCAAATTTCTGTGCGTTATCTCTGTTTATATGACTAAAATTAATTTCCGCATGCTGTCCTTTTTCCAAAAAGCCCCCAAAGTATCGATCATAAGGTGCTTTAACTATCCACACAGGAGCTTTTTCCGTATATCCATTTACTAGAGCTTTTATAAAATCGTTAAAATTATCCGTAATCCATTGTTCACATTTCTTTTCAATTTCTTTGCTAAAGTAAAGCCCAATGATATCTAGATCTGTAACATCTAATATGCGAAACCCTCTTATCCAATCCGCCACAAACTTTGGTATCTCTGGTTTTTCTGGTGCATCTAGCCATTTAACTCTCTTGTAAGCAAAAGTCAGTGCATCAATCCGACCGTCTTCGTAACCACCTATCCATGTATCGGGGGCTCCGTATACATCTTTACTCTCTTTGATTATTTGATTTTTAAAAACATTGAGCAATTCCTGCTTATTCATAAACTTCCTCGCTCTCCTTGTTAACAGTAATAAAGTAGCTACCTTTTCCAGCCAATCTTTGTTTTATTTTTTGATATTCTTTAGAATCCACTCTTATTTTTGCGCCATCTTCTAATACCACAAAATACTTACCATCATTTTTTAACACTCCGTCTATTTCTTTCTCCATCACTCATCCTCCTTAGCCGAACTGTAAAAATAGCAACCCTTCAACTTTCCATTTTTAACTGGTCTGTCATTGTCTAAATGTTCCCTTAGTGTGCGAAAACTAGTTTTCAATGCTTCGCACGCGGCTGCTTTTGATTCGTAGGTTTGGCTTTCGCCACTTCTAAACTGCACTAGGATAGGTATATAACGTGCAGTGTATTTTCTTGTGTCCTCGTCATTAAAGAGCTTGTCTTTTAGCCTTTCCCACTCGTTATAATATCTGTTGTCTTCATCTTTCAAATAAGCAAGGCGTTCCAGCCTTTCTAGTTCGGTTTCTTTTGCAGTTAGCATTTAACTCACCTCTTTTAATACTGTTAAATCTCTTATCCTTACGACAGCTACATCGTCTAGCTCGTGCTGTACTACATCATCTTGTGGGTTGCGACAAGCAATGATTTTTACCATCGCAGCATTTTGATAGAGCTTAACGACCTCACATCTCAGCCAGCCACTGAACATCTCTGATTTAGCCCGGCAGATATCACCAAGCTTAATTCCTTTCTTTTTGTTGATTGTTGGTTTTGGCTTATCAAAGTTCAAGCCACCTACATGTATTTTTTCTTGTATCATTTTTGTTCTCCTCTCAGTTCATCTAACGAAACCTCTAATGCATCTGCTATCTTGCAGGCTAATTGGAAAGATGGCTTCTTTATTCGTCCTAATTTCAAATCGCTAATTGTTCCTGATGTAACATTCATGCGTTTTGATAATTCATATTGCGTCATATTTTTTTCTTTTAATAACTTGTCAATTTTATTCCACATTTTAGTCTCCTTTAGCACCATATATTGTGCTTACACTTTTTAAAAATACAATATATAGTTGATTATTCTGTATATATCATGTTATCCTATTTATTGGATAAAGCGTCTGCCAATGCTTTATTCAAATTCAAAAAAGGAGGTGAGTTCTATGGCTAAAAAATGTAATCCTTCTCCAAAAGTAAGTAAAGCAGGTAAAACACTTTCTACTAGTAAATCAGCTGGAAGAAAAGCTAGCGCAGGTAAAACTTTGGCTAACCATAAAAGCCGTAAACATTAAGCAAATGCTTATTGTCAGTTAATATCTGATGAATAGCGACTGACAATTTGCATAATTGCTCATCGTGATCGAGACCTAGTTCATAAATATCGTTAATTGCTTCTAAAATTTCATGAATTAAGGTCTCGTCTTTTTGTTGTCCGTTTAAATTATTAGACAGCCTTATTTTTTGTTCGTATGGCGAATACTCGCCTATACGAGATTGATTTGCTAAAAGATTGGCATCTTCTTCGACTTGTATAAAGTAACCAGCTATCTTTAATATCATTCTACTTCCTCCTCAATATTGATTTTAGAGTTAGTATCTTTTTTTCTAGAATGATATAAGACTATTGAACTTATCTTAGATTGACTTACGCCGTATTCGTCCGCTAATTTGTATTGGGTTATGTTTTCTTTTTTATACCTATCCCTAATCTCTTTGACCTCTTTGTCGTTTAACTTACAATTTACATGTCTTTCTCCTGTTGGGATTAGTCCTATTTTGTATCCGTGTTTAATATTATCTTCACGACTTATCCACTCCAGATTTTCAACATGATTGTTCTGTTTATTACCGTCTATATGGTTAACTTCTGCCTTATTTTCTTTGTTAGGTATAAAAGCTTCTGCTACTAACCTATGAACAGCTGGTCTTTTCTCTTTCCCGTTATTATGCAAACTAGCCGTTAAATATCCATCCTTTCTATTGAACAAATGCAATTCTCTTCCCTTTAACTTCGCAGGGAATCCTTTTATCATCACAATTCGTTCTAAGCTTTCCACTCTACCTCTAGAACTGATTTGATACATTCCTTCAAACCCTTTTATATCTTTCCAAATTTCCATAAATACACTTCCTATTCTGATTCAATAATATTTACTTCAATTCTCGGATTCTCTTTATCTATCTCAAATTCATCTACAAATCCCTTGATTTGATTAAATCCGTCGTTCTTCAAACAACCAGCCTCTTGCATACCGTCTAGCAAGAACTTTTTGGCAAAAGCCACATTATCCGGATCAATACGTCTATTTTCACAAAACCAAGTAATATGAAGTTTTATCGGTAAAGATAGTTTTTGCGTCCTCACTGGCATAAAAGCAGCAGCCGCTTTGTAGGTGTTTTGCTTTTTAATCTTTGCACCTTTAAAACGATTCGTGCGCTCTGCATTGGTGTAGGTATTTAAATCTGTTAAACTACCCGGTATCACAATCTTCATTGCTCTTGCTCCTCATCTTTTTTCGTCAAAATTTATTCCTAGCATCGTCTATCGTCCTCCTCAACGGGTACTGCGATGCCCCAAAGCCCTTCGTTCATGTCCGTGATTTCTTCTTTGGTGAATCGATTTTGGAAACCATTATTTTGTTGTTTTGGTCCAAATATCCAAGTATTATCGTCTAAATCTAAGTTTAGATATCCGTATTCGTTATTATCTACTTTCAAGTAGTAAAGCTGCGTCAGCTCTTTAAGCTCTTGCTCATACTCCATAAGCGATTCTTTTAATATCTTTATTCTTCCCTCTATGAACTCTTTTCTTTGCTTTCCATCGTCACTAGGAATAACGCCACCGGGTGCATAAGAAGACCTTGCAAACTCTACGCGTACATCAGTTTCTGCCGCTTCCGTTCCGTCATCCTCTATTTCTTCTAATCGTTCATCAAGTTCTTTTTCTTCGTCATCGTTCGCATAGTCCATTAAATCTAGTTCGCTCATTATTTCCACTGTTCTAGTTTCGTTATTTACTTTTAGAACCGTTTGGCACCCAAACGCTCCCCACTGGTTGCCTTCTATGTCTGACAGATCGACATTAAGGCCTATAAATCCTCTTTCTCTCAATTTTTTTAAACTATATTTAAATACGTCTTTGTTCATGCAATAAATTGCTTCCATGCCGTTATGCTCCCTTTCTAATTAAATACTCTTTTAGCTTCCGATCCACTGGATTATCATCATCTAATGTCTTGATTTTCTCTTTATCTTCTTCAACTGATTCGCCATTTTTATTGCATTTAGGACAAGGGCCACAGGTTACAGCCCCTGCTTTTGTAACGCCCCATACAACTCTTTCATCTTTACATCTTATACAATTCATTTTCTAAGCTCCTTTAATTCGTTTATCTGGTGTATCTTTAAAAGCCATCATGTAACCTCTAGCGTTATTCAATATTCTTGACATGACGCGTTCGCCATACGCGCTACTGATTTCTTTTGATGTTAAATTCGTTGTAACAATCAACGGCTTATCTTCCCTAGCTTCTAATATGGCGTGAAGCGAATCATTGTTGTATGCCGTGCTATTGTTTGCATTGCTTCCGCCTAATTCAACGCCTAAGTCATCAAGGACGACCAAATCTGTTGTTTTTATATCTTTCATGAGAGAACCACGTATAACTTTTTGCATTTCCGGTTCGTTAATGCTGTTTTTAAGCATTTCTAACAATTCACGGTAATTGATAAACAGGCATTTTTTGCTATGCTCTGAACGTTTCATAACTTCTTGCAGTGTTGCCATTGCAATGTGGCTTTTCCCTGACCCTGACTTTCCGGAAAAAATCATATGTGTGTTTCTATCTGCCAATATTTCATCAACAAATTGGTCCGCCATATTCACTACTTTATTCGCTTCTTCGCTGTCCACTTGAAAATTATCGAATGTTTTATCAAACAAGCTTTTGTTAGGAACGACAGAGCCACTTTTGAAAAATTGCATGTTACGGTTTTTCAAGCTTTGGTTGTAAATTCTTTCTGTTTGTCGATCTTCTTGCAACGCAATTTCTTCGCTGCCGCAATTCATACATACAGGCTTGCTTCTATTTTTTCCATCTGTCCTTTTGTTCTTCCATTCATATACAGGCCCACCACAATTGCTGCAAGTACCTACTTTTTCTAAAGTCTTATTAATCAGCTTTTTAAACTCTTGCCCTACGTCTTTCATTGATAATCCTCCTAAAACAAGTCATCGTATTCGCTAGAACCGCTATTTTCTAGTCGGTTTCGTGCATTGCTTTTGTTTTGACTGTAGTTATTAGCAAAGCTGGTTTCTCGTGCTTTTACATCTTCAAGAGTTTTGATGTTGTGCTTATCCCACTGTTTTAGAATCCCTTCTGCATAACTGTAGGGTTTATTATCAAGGGCAGCTTTCTTCATGGCTTCAATCACTAGCTCTTCGTTTAGGTCTTCAATCCACTTTGTGATATTTTCTTGGTTGATTGGATTCAGTACACCGAACAACTCTTGATAAAGCTGGTACGGATTTTCCTTACTACTACTATTATTATTTGTATTATTAGATGTAATATTCTCTGTTAAGTTTTCTTTACTAGGGTTGTAAAGATTTCTTTGCGGGGTTGTAAAATTTTCTTTACTACCCCTTGTTAAGTTTTCTTTACTAGGGTTGTTGTTTATTGTTATCACGCGTTTATCAATTTCTTTTGTCCCTTCTTTGTAGAAAACTTTCCTTTGGATATATCCGCAATCCTCTAAATCTTTCAACCAATTTTGAATTGACACACGGCTTACGCCATATAAATTTTGAAAATATTCAGTACTTGCCCAGCAGTAGCCCTTTTCATTGCACAAAGCTGTTATTTCCCCATACAGTAATCTTGCGCTAGGTATTAAATTTCTATCATATCTAACGTTGGCGGGGATTATTGCATAATATCCCGGTTTCTCATTCATTTTCGATGCCTCCTATAACTCGTCCATACTCGTAAAACCATTAATACGTTGATACTCACGGCAGTATTCACATTTACCGCACATCTCAGGTTTTTCCTCGCCCATACGTACTTTTTGTATATGATCGATATTTCGTTTTAGTTCCACCATTTCAAAGTTCATTTTGTCTTCGTCAAGTGCTATCAATCTTGCTTCGCTCGGTGTTTGCTTTGATACACCAGCGATGATAGGCACAAATTCTTTATCATAAGTTTGTTCTAGCAACTCTTTATAGACAGCCATTTGTAACACATAGCCAAAGCGTTCAACGAATGTTGTTCGTTCGTTATATCTAGTGTCATAACGTCTTTCGTGTAAGTCTTTGTTTGTCTTAATATCAACAAAGTAGCCTTCTTCCACGTTTAAACAATCAATTTTAGCTTTCCAGTCAATGCCGTAAATATTGCCTGTAACAATAGCTTCCTTTTGGCCCTCATAAAGGTTCATGAACATGTTTTCTTTTTCGAGTCTTTCGATCATTTGTTGAGCTATTTGGAATTCTTTTTTTAATCCATAAGGACTGCGTGAAGAAAACATTTCTTTTTTGTTTTCCTGCTTGAATTTCTCGTGCTCCTCTTCGCTTTCAAAATAGCTGTGTACATAGTTTCCAACTAGTAAAGCGATTGGACTTTGAGTTGGTTCCCACTCGTCATTAAGCTTAGCTAAGGCAGCTGCTTCACACTCCATAAAGTCTTTATAATTGCTAACTGACAAATAATGCCAGCTAGCTTTATTGGTGTAATAATTTTCTTGTGTTAGTTCCATATCTTTTTACCTCGCTTAGAACGGGATTTCTTCATCTGGTATGTCCTCAATACTTTGAGCCTTCTCAGCGTCACGCCGTTCAGTGAATGTCGGGCGTCCAAATAAGTCTTCTTGTACAGCTTCATGAGCTGCTTTATCAGCTTCTTTTTCTTCTTCACTCATTCGACTTTGTTCGTACTGTTTTACTGGGTCTTCTTGTACAACTTCTTCTACTGGTCCTTTTGCTTTTTTGTCAGGTTCTTCTTCTGGCTCATATTGTGTTGGTCGCTCTTGTTTAGGCTCATTCTTCGCTTTATCTTTTAACTTGTTTTCTAACTCTTGAGCTTTCACAGGTTCAGCTTGTTTTACTTCTCTATCACTTTCATATTCATTTTCTGTCGTATCGTTGATAGCTTCCGCTATACGGTCATCATCATTGCTGGTGTTGATAAATGTTTTTGCTGCACGATTGATGACAGTTCTTTTTGCCATCTCTTGAGGAAACTTCTTCTGAACTCCTCCGCCTGACCTTGACTGATTCCAAGAAGCTTGAATTTCTTTTTGGGTCATCACTGTATAGACGAGTTCTCCGTTTTCTTTTTCAACGACTGCATAAGCTCCAACGATATCGTTATCCATATTTTCAAATTTCGGTTCAAACTCTTTGACAATCGTTCGTCCTTTTTTGCTTCCTATTTGGAATGTGTCGCCTTCATGAATGACTTCCGCCCAAATGTCTTTGACATCTTCTAAACGCTTGAGAACGGCTTGTGTGCCGAAATATGAGCGTTGCATTTGTAGCTCGTTGCCATAAACGACAAAGTAACATTGTGTTTTGGCTGGGCTTAAACCTTGTATGACCATATTTAAAAGTGTGTTTGCAATTGATTCGGTGGTACATACTTCCAAAGCTGGCTTGTTGCTTCGATCCTTTGTTTTTTCAATAGCGAAGTAAGCACTTTTCAATGCGTTGCTGTAATTGTAATTAAGTGGGAGCTGTAAGCCCTCATCTTTCATTTCTGCAATTCGCTTGCCTACTTTATCTGTTAAATTTTTTTGTTGTGGTACTTGATTGTTTGCCATGATTTAATCAACCTTTCTGAATTCAATGTCGTTTTCTATCATGTACTTATTTAGTGCAAATAGAGCTGATTTCTTACCTCTAACGTGCAAAGTAAATTCCATTTCAGGCTCTTCTTTAACTTCTTTGACTGCTGTTTGCATTTCTTGTTTTGCTTCTTGAGGTTCTTCTTGCTTTGTTGTTGTTTGTTGTTGCTGTTGCTCTTCAACTTGTCTTGCGAGCTGTTCTTGTTCTTTTTGGCGTCTTTCAGCTGCTGCTTGTTCTTCTTTACGTTGTTCAATCGCTTTTTTTATCTGTGCAATCACTTCGCTAGATGTTAAGCCTTTGTCAATCATCGCCGACCAACCATAAGGCTCTAGCTCTGCCATATTGGCAAATTCCTCAACCATTGCTTTCTCGTCTGCAATGCGCTGAATTTCTTTCGCTTGCTCTTCTACCGCTTGTTCAATATCTTCTTTCGTTCCTTTGGTTAAATTACCTTTTTGAGTAAAAGCACCTTTGTTTGTCCATGATTCATTAAAAGGGATTTGATCAAGCTCAAGCCCATAGTCACCGGCTTCTTCTTCAATAAAATTCTTTACAGTTATCATTCTTTGACGCCGTTGTTCATATTCAAATTCATTCAATTTACTACCAATATCTTCTGAAACATCTTTGATCTGTTTTTTATATCCGTTCATTTTGTTTTCAAAGTTATCTAGTGGTGTTGTAAATCCACTTTTAACCTTTTTTCGCTCGTCATCTAATTGTTTTGCTATTTTGTTTAATTCAGCCCGTGAGTTTTTAGCTTCTGTAATATTATCTTCTGTAAAAACTAGTGATTTATAATAATCGGTTGTACTGTCAACTAGCTCTTTCAATCTTTCCTCATTTTCAATTGTTATTTTGCTTGGCTTGTAATCGACTTTAAATTCTAAATTGGATAGTTCATTCTTCATCGTCTTCCTCACTTTCATCATCACTATTGTTGTGTATTTATCAACATACACCGTTTGTTTCGTCGGCCATTGCTTTGTCATAATTAAACATGTATAATTCTCCTTAGATGTTTTTGGTATAAGTTCTAATTAAGCGGCTCTGCAAAGTCGCTTATTTTTTATACCTTTTTTGGGTAATGCTCCTGAACAAAGTCGTTGTAATCAATTATCAGCGCTTCAAGTGTTGGTACTGCAATCAAAGCTTTTAATAATACTGGTAAAGGTAAGCATATTGCTATGATGATTACTAAAAACAACAATCTTCTTGTATTAAACTTCATGGTTACACTTTCCTTTCTTCCATAAATTCATCTATATCTTTAATGTCATATTTGGGTCTTGCTTCATCGCTAAAGATAACTTGCTTTAAACCATCTTCACGTACATATTTATTAATAGTAGCTGGAGCACAATTCATATAACGGCATGCTTCTTTTTGTGTTAAATATCTTTTGGGTACATAGTTGATCAACATTGCATCTAGTTCTTTAGTCATTTCCATGTGTTTAGCCCTCCTTCATGTAATTTTTACTTATCCATTCCGGCATTTTTGTTTCTACCGCTTCCCGAATATCCAAGTTAACCGCACCAAAAATCTTATAAACAATAGCCAGCTCTACAATAATCTCGTCAAGAAATTCAAGTCCGTATTGTTCAATTTCGTTGAGCTCTTCCAAATCAAGCTCTCTTACCTTGTTCTCAACGATTAATCGTTCGGCGCGCTTCTTATGTTCTTTCCTTTCATCACTTTCTATTTTTTGGAAAATGTCTAATTCTGCTGCTGTTGTATTTGCCAACTTACCGTCCATAGACTTGATAAATCCTAAAAAATTATAAGCAAGCTGACTTGTAAACAAGCTATCGCCCGATACGTCCAAAATTTTTAGCGCTTTTTCAAACGGTATGCCTTGCTTTATATATCCGCTAAGCGTTGTTTCAGGAATTTCTGTGTCTATTGCTAGTTCTTTTTGTTTGATGTCTTGTCTTTTTAGTAAATCGTTTATTTCATTTGTTAATACTTCCAAAATTCTTCCCTCTTTTCGTATAAGTCTTTCTTTTGTACTTTATTTTTCGTTATATAATATAAATTAAGCGAAAGTTGCTTCGTCTAGTTCTTTATCTAGCTCTTTTTGCGCTTCTTCATAAAAACGTTCGATTTGATGATCTTCCATCGCTTCGACAACAGAAGCTAACTTTGGATTGATCATAAGAATGAAATTGATTTTGCTTTGTTGTGTCATTATTTAGCACCTGCTTTCTTATTTTTGTTACGTTTTGTATCAAAAGAAAGTAAAAAAATATCTGGAAATAAATAGTCCAAAGGTTTTTGAAACAATTCAGCGAACTTTACTGCTGTTTCTGAACTTGGTTTGCGAGTTCCATACTCTAATTTTCTAACATAAACTTCTGATACACCAATCTTTTCAGCTAATTGTTCTCGCGTCATTTTAGCGTTCAAACGCTCAGTCTTTAATTTTTTTCTCATGTTATCACCTCGTTTCTTTCGATACATTTCGTATCTGATACATTTAGTATATACGATACAAAACATATCGTCAATGGTTTTTCGATATTTTTTGTACCTTTTTTTATTTTGAGATACACAAAGTATCTTATTATGTTACTATTCGCTTATAGGAGGGCTCGCTTATGTTCGGTCAAAAACTCAAAAATTTACGATCCCGTACAAATAAAACCCAACAAGAAGTTGCGGATTATTTAGGCATGTCACGGGCTGCATACTCACATTTTGAAAATGGTAGAAATGAACCTGACAGAGAAACAATATTAAAGTTAGCGGACTTATTTGATGTTTCTACTGATTATTTATTTGGAAGGGAAAAGCAAGAATATAAAGAAACTGAAAACAGAGCTCAAACAGTAGCTGCTCACATCGATGAAGATGTATCCGATGAAGAAATGGAAGATATACTAAATTACATTGAATTTATTAGACAAAAACACAAAAAGGAGTGATTTTATGGATAAGGCAGAAGAATTGATGTCTTATTTTCCTAATCTTTCCTATATAATTGATGAAAGAGTACCTAAAGGACAAGGCGGAATGAATATAGATGACTTTGTTTATTTGAGCCCCTACCAATCTAAAACAAAGTTTACAAGTGTGCTATCAGAAGAAGTAGGACATTATTTAACAAGTGCTGGGGATATAACGGCGCAAGATACAAACGAAAAACGAAAACAAGAACGTAAGGCTCGTGATGTTGGCGCTACGTTAGTTGTAACTCCCGGTGACATTTTAAGATGCTATGAAAATGGGTGCGAAACGGTGCAAAGTTGTGCGGATTATCTAGGAGTAACAAAAGATACAGTTACAAATGCTATAGATTACTATAGGAGAAAAGACGGCGCCATTATGACAGAAAATAAAGACGTTATTGTTTTTAACATTGATAATACTGTAAAAGTATATAAAAACTACGGTTATTAATGGTATATTTAAGGTAATTAATTTTTTAGGAGTGAGAAAATGGGAATGTTTTTATTTCTTATAGGTATATTGGGTATTGTTGGTAGTATTGTATGGCTTGTTATAGGTTTGTTTAAAAGATCAGGGAAAAAGAAAGCTGCTACCCTTCTTGTTGCTTCAATAGTTGTTATGATTGTTGGATCTCTTAACGTAGATTCACCAGATAATGAAAATACAGCTAGTGCTAACACTACAGAACAAAGCTCCTCTGAAGCAACAACAGAAGAAACAGATAATTCAGAGAAAGAAAGTTCAGAAGCAAAAGAAAATCAAGAAGCTGCATCCGAAGAGTTCGAGGGCCTTACAAGTGATGATTCTTATCCTTATGCTTCTGATGTAAACGTAGAAACTAAAGACAACGGCGACATTCGTTTCGTTGAATTAGTTGTACATGCTGATTGGTATGATTTTGATGATGATGAAAAAAATAATTATATCAGTTTGTTAAAAACTGTCGCTAGCGAGTTTATGGATGAAGATGGTTCTTTACCTTTTATGCAAGTAAAATCTGCTAATGAAATTGTGGCTAGATCAGAAATGACTGATAGCCAAAACGTTAAAATATTAGACTAATTAGGAGTGATAAAGTGGGATTTTTCGTTAAAGACGAAAGAGAAAAAGAATTGATACAGCATTATAAAGAAAATAGTGCTTTGAAAGTACAGAACGATAAGCTAGTGACTATCTATTTTAGTGATGAAGATCAAAAAGTTTTTGTGCCTAAATCACGCTTTTTAGATAATCAAAAAGAAATTTTACGAGATTATAGTGAATTACAGCAATACAGAGAAATTCTAGATGACATGCAAGAAACGAAAAAGCATGGAATTACTCGGGCTGTCGCCGGTGGATTGATCGCTGGACCTGCTGGCGCTATTGTTGGGGCTAGCACAGGTGGGAAAGCTAAAAAAGCCGTTGAAAAAATGGCTGTGGCACTAATTTTTAAAGACGGTACTACCTTTACTATTAATTTAATTGATAAAAAAACAAAAACAAAATCGATGATTTATAAACAAAAATTTGAAGAGCTTCTTAAATTGGAAGCAAAATTAGATAGCATTTTAGCTTCGCAAAAGCAAGAAACCGTAGAAAAAGGAAGTAATATCTAATGGAAATGGTAGATATCACCTTGCCCAATCACTGGAAAGGATTGTCCGTTTATCTTTCAAGTATAACTACCATGAGTGATAACGATAGTCTGAATAATGAAGATATTGTATTAGTTGCGTCGCTTGTAAATCAAAATGTTATGGAATTTATTAGCGACCAAGACGTTTTATTGTTAAAGTCAAAAGATAAAGAGTTCGATGCTCATGCATTTAAATATAACAAGATTGTAAATGAAGATAGCGTGACACATAAATTCACGCCCCTTTCCAAATTCTTAGGCAAGAAAACTTTTGAAGCCACTAGTATAAATGACGTAAGTATAGTAGGAAAAGTTCTTTGTTCTTTCAAAGGTGTATCAGAAGAAATAAAGTTTAAGCAGCTTAGTGAAGAAAAATAAGAAAATTAGCCTTTCGAGGCTTTTCTTTTTAGCTATAAAACGAACTAGAGTTCGTATTTTCGTATATGAAATTCGAATTCTTTAATAATGGTCATCAAAGTTGCACATAAATTAATTAATAATCGAATTTACAAATGAATTATTCGAAGGAGTATCATTATGAAAAATGAAGGACCTATAAAAGAGTATAAACTTGCAAGCGGCGAAAGACGTTACAAATTCCAAACCTATTTAGGTATTAACCCATACACTAAAGAAAAAGCATTTACAACAAAGCGAGGTTTTAAAACACAACGTGAAGCAAATTTAGAATTGTCTCGATTGAAGCTGAACTGGTTAGATGATTTAAAAATAAAATATGAAAAAAAGGAAATAAAAACATTTGAACAAGTTTATGAGTCGTGGCTAGAAGAATATGCTGCAACTGTAAAAGAGTCCACTCTATATAAATCAGAACAGCTTTTTAATCATCATATTTTGCCCGCTTTTGGAAATAAAAATATCGAAGAAATTACCCCAATGATTGTACAAGAGCAAATGAATGCATGGCATAAAAAATATGTTCGCGCGTCGATGATCATGAACTACGCAGGGATGGTTTTTAATTATGCTATACGTATTGGTTTGATTCAGACGAACCCTACAAAAGTTATCCGTAAACCTACACAACAAAAACAAGTAAAAGAAGATAAAGATTTAAATTTTTACGATAAAAACGAACTAAAAATCCTTATGAATGAACTTGAACAAGGAACAAACTTTAGAGCTTTCGTATTCTTTCGGCTCCTTGCTTTCACTGGTATGCGTAAAGGTGAAGCATTAGCTTTAAAATGGACAGATATTGACTTTCAAAATAAAACATTAAATATCAATAAAGCTGTCTCCCGAAAAGCTGCAGGTTTATATATCCAAACACCAAAAACGCCTGCTTCTATTCGTCGAATATCTATTGATGATAAAACACTTTCCGTATTAAAAAGCTTTAAAGAGCAAGAACCAACGAATGAACTTATTTTTCACACTGAAAAAGATGAGATCCTCTCCCCTGCTAAAACACGCAAGTGGTTAGTCACTGCTCAAAATAATGTAAATAAGGAACGTAAAGAACCATTAAAGAAAATTTCTACACATGGTTTCAGACATACTCACGCTAGTTTACTATTTGAAGCGGGCGCAACTATAAAAGATGTACAAGCTAGATTAGGTCATAGCGATATTCAAACGACAATGGATATTTACACTCACGTATCAAAATATGCTAAAGAAAAATTAGCAAAACAGTTTAATGATTATGTTGACTTTTAA